TTAAAGAATCTAATCATTCTAATGAATATAAAAAATTTAAGCAAAATATAATTTTATATTGGAATTTAGCAGAAACTGAGTATCATAAGAGTGTATCAGATGAAATTGAGCAACCTTATATTTCACCACTAGCATTTTCTGCAATTCTTAATTCTAAATGAATAATTTTAAACCATTAATAATTTGGGAAAAATGGATCGACCCATTTGGTTTAGATGGCGATGAAACTAAATGGACAGATTATGAAAATGAAAATGAAAATATTGAAGATGAAGATTATGATGCTGAAATACATAATGATTCGCCAAAGTTAATTAATAAAGCTATTAAAGTTATTCAATCTCCGATGGGCCTAATCCCATACAACGAATATACTGCACCAAGCAAATTATTTAATTTTTGGATAGGACACACTAATTTTGATATCACTTCAACAATAATTGAAATACTGGAAAAATCTAATGGAATAGAAATTTTAGATATCTTTAGTAGATATAGATTTAGAATTGCTATTGGTAAGTGTTTCAATGACGCTGATGTTATGACAGAAATAAACGATAAACTATATAGTTTTTTAGATAAATAAATATGGCTAATCCAAATATTTTGAATGATATTCATAATTATAATGTAGATATAGAAAATAGAGAAATCTATTTACATTCTTATTTATCAGATGGTGAGGAAGAGTATGGGGTTGATTATAAGTCCGCAGTAGTCTTTGAAAAGAATCTTAGATATTTAAATTTACTATCATTAGATCCAATATTAGTTCATATGCATCTACCGGGTGGTAGTTGGCAAGATTGTTTAGGTATGTATGATGCTGTTAAAGCATCAAAAGCAAAAGTAATCATCCTAGCTTATGCGAAAGCTGAATCATCAAGTGGGGTATTATTACAATCGGCAGACTTAAGAATATTGATGCCTAATACAAATGTTATGATTCATTATGGATCTTTTACTTTAGATGGTGAACATAGTAAAGCCGCCGTTAGTAGTATAAAATGGAATGAACAAGAGTGTGATAAGATGGTGGATATCTTCACCGAAAGGTGTATGAATAGTAGTATTGCGAAAGACAAAAATTGGAAAAGAATGATGGCTAAAAAGCATATTGTGTCACAATTGGCCAATAAATGCGATTGGATATTAACTGCTCAAGAAGCAGTTGATTATGGTTTTGCTGATGGTATTCTTGGTACAAAAAAATATCCCAACATTGATTATCTAAAAACAATCACCAAGAAGATCAAATAACATGTATATAGATTTTGCTTTTATTAATACAGATTCTAATGAAGCATCCGTTAAAGACGAGATAAAACAAATCTTATCACTAAATTGTGTTAATAGTATTACCTTACCCTTCTATCTTATTCGTGCAGCAAAATCTCTACTTTCTGACTATAAAAATATAGACATATCTTGTTTGATTGATTATCCACTAGGCATTTCCGATTTAAAAACACGGGTTTTTGCTATGGATCAGGCCATCAAAATGGGAGCAAATACTATTGATATAGTTATGCCACAAAATTTAGCCACCAATAGAAAATATGATAAAATTAGAGAAGATGTGAAAAATACCATAGATTTATCTATCGAAAATAATACTAAAATTAGATATATCCTAGAATACAGAATGTTCGACCACTCATGCTTAAAAAAACTGTGTGAAATATTTGAAAATCATAATATGAGATGTGTTTTTCCATCTAGTGGATATTTTTTAGATAATTTAGCAGATAACATACTGGCCTCGGTTTTTCTGCATCAGAACTCTAAGGATCTGAACATCATATGCAGTGGCAATATTTGGTTGGACAAACATTTTGATACTATTAAAAAATCTGGCCTATTCGGCTTTCGTACCACATCCATACACAGTCTTATCAACTATGTTAAATTTAATTTGAGCCATCCCGAACAATAATGGTGTATGAATAACTGATCAAATAACCCATTACTTAAATTATGGAGCAATTAAAAAATGGCCACTTCTTCTAATAATATAACCAACTATGCCAAACAAGCTGATGGCACCACAGCTGTAACAAGCACAAGCACAAGAAATAATCGTGGCACCATTGCAACAGGCGCCACAATCAATAACTCACTCTTTGTAAAATTTCAACCAGTCAATTTCTCGGTTAGTGGCGTTGGTATTGGCACATATCCAACTGACGGCTCTGATACCAACAAAGCAGTTACTGCTGGTACTTTTGCTTTCAATAGTAGTGGTGTTATTGTTAAAGTAACAACCAGACTTGGTAACACAAGTAATAGTATTATGCAAAGCGGTAGCAATATTCCAGATCAAACACAGTCTATTAATCAATTCCGTTCTGGCACATATCGTTCTTACAGATATGCTGATTTTAATAAATTGACTGGTACATTCTCAGTTTCTCCATCTGGTATTAGTGATGGCCTTGCTTATAACAGTGGTGTTAGTACAAATTCTGGTTCTACTGATGAAGCTGCTAATCCAACAAGAAGTATTCCAGGCGAATTTGTTTACCGTCTTGGTTCTGGCGTGATCTATGGTGACTATCCAGCAAAGAACGGTGGCTGATTCAGATTATAATTCATATATAAATAGTTTAATAATTGAGCCATCGTACCTTGGTATGTATGGCTCTTTTATTTAGGAGATCATTAATAATATGAGTGATACTATTATTCATTTTTGGGAAAATATTGCCACAACAAGTATTGGGATTATAATTACAATGGTTGGTTTTTGGGTTACGATTGGTAAAAAAATGGTCACAAGACCAGAGGTTTTGGAAATGATTAAAAATGAGAGTCCTTATAATCAGGATCGTCAATTTATTATGGAAAGATTAGCTAGTAACAAAGAAACCCAAGCAGCTTTTGCGTCAGCACTTCAACGCAACACCGAGGTTATGACAGAATTAAAGGTGCAAATTGCTACTCTGGGTAAAACTCTAGAAGCACTAGAAGATAGAATAGAAAGAGATTAATTATGTCTTGTACTACTACTACTACTAGTTTACCTGATGGTGGCGGAACCGTTGCTGCTGGAAGTACTATTATCACAAATGTTGGTGGAGCAACCACACAAGTAAGCGTTACAAATTTAACAACATTAATTACCACACTAATTAATATAAATAATATTCCTAATTTTTCTAGTGCTGTTAGCGGATTAATACCTGTAAAAAATGTAATTGCAGGAACAGGTATATCAATATCATCTGTTAGTGGAGTGTTTACAGTTGTAAATACTATGTGTGAAACTGGTTCTATGGCTAGTCAATTTAGTAATAATGTTAATATTAGTGGTGGTAGTATTAGTGGTGTTAATTTAATTATTACTAGTGGCACTATTACTGGCATAACAGATTTAGCCATAGCAGATGGTGGAACAGGAGCGAGCACAGCTAGTGGTGCTAGAAGTAATTTAGGTTTGGGAACCATAGCAATTCAAAATGCTAGTGGTGTTTCCATAACTGGTGGCAGCATTACTGGTGTTGTAATAACTAATATTACAGACTTGGCTATTGCTGATGGCGGTACAGGCTCAAGTACCGCTAGTGGTGCTAGAAGTAATCTGGGTTTGGGTAATTTAGCAACACAAAATAAAAGTAGCGTTAGTATTACTGGTGGTAGTATAAGTGGTATTACTGATTTAGCCATTGCTGATGGTGGAACAGGAGCGAGTAATGCTGCTCAGGCCAGAAGCAATTTGGGTCTTGGCACTATGAGTACCCAAAACGCTAGTGGTGTTGCCATCACTGGTGGAACTATAAATAATACCACATTTACTGGTAGTATAAATGCTAGTGGTGTTACCATATCGGGAGGCACAATAACCGGTATAACAGACTTAGCTATCGCAGATGGTGGGACTGGTGCCAGTACACCATCAGGAGCTAGAACTAATTTAGGTTTAGGAAGCATAGCTACTCAGAATAGTAATAATGTTAATATTACTGGAGGAAGTATTAGTGGAGTAAATATATCTTTAGCTAATAATACTATTTTAGCTGGATCTGGTATTGCTGTGAGTCGCTCAGGAATATCTTTCGTTATTGCCACCACATCTAGTGGAATTGGAATTGGTA